AGAAGATGTATCATAAGGGAGTTTATTAATGTCGTATATAGGTACTCCATTCCACAATCAAGTCTCACCTGCTTTTCATCAGGAAGATTTCACTGACTCTAGTTTTGGAAATATTACAGTAGGTTCTATTACTCACGCCAATGCAGTCGCTCTAACTGAGTCTGTGCCAGGCAGTAACGCAGAAAACTTACAGGTTGTGATTAATAACGTAATCCAACAAGGTACAAGTGCATACACTATTCACCAGAACGCAGCTGGCGAACCTAAGATTTTAAAACTTTCTGAGGCCGCAGCAAGTAGTTCAACTATTTACGTTATGCATAGAGGGATTGGTTCTTTCCAAATTAAACCGCCCACTGGTTCTGTTGGTGCAACTGAACTTGCCGCAAATTTAAAGTCATTTACAACTGACTTATTCACTGGTAATGGTTCTGCTACCGCATACACTCTGTCAGAGAATCCTCCAAACGCAAACTCCGTGTTAGTGTTTGTTGATGGTATCCTACAGAAGTCCAGCACTAACTATTCAATCAATGGCACTACACTTACATTCACTGGTGCTCCAGACGCAAGTGCAGAGATTGAAGCAAAACACTTTGGTATTCGTGGAGTGGTTCGTAGAAGTACAGATTATCAGTTAGATGTATTCGCTGGTAATGGTAGTGCAACTGCATTCACATTATCAAGTGGAACTTCAACAACAAACAGTGCATTCATTTTCTATAATGGTATCGCTATGAAACCTACTACAGACTATTCAATCAGCGGTTCAACATTAACATTCACATTTGCGCCTGTTAATACATCCGAAATCATGGCGAGGTATCAAAGCTAATGCCCAGTAACTCAAAAAATATTGCAGAACTTTTAAATGGTGACACTACCATTGGTACAACAGATATTGCAAATGATGCAATCACAGCAGAGAAGATTGCTGATGCTGTTGCACTCGGTGGTCCAAGCCTTGGGACATTATCTATAATACGAACCAATGCTGCCATCATAAATGAAAATATAACTATAAATACTAATGGAATGACCGCTGGGCCTATCACAATTGCTGATAACAAGACAGTCACTATTGGTAACTCAGGAAATTGGAGTATTGTTTAATGTCTACTATAGTAGTTAAAGAAATATCTGCCCCAGCTGGGCAAGTGATAAAGGTTGCAGCTGGTAAGACACTTGATTTGAAGTCACAGGGTACTACTACTTTACCCACAGGCTCAGTGTTGCAAATTGTAAGTGCAACTTTAAAATCAGCAGTGGTAATTTCATCAAATGAAACAAACACTTATGTAGCATCAGGTCTTTCTGCTGCAATTACTCCATCTTCTACGAGTAGTAAAATACTTGTTAGCGTAAATATATTTTATGGATATGGGCTAGGAACCATGCACTTTCGTTTAGCAAGAGGAAGTGACTCAACCATTTGTATTGGTGATGCAGGTACTAGCAATCAACTTAGAGATACTGCGGCAGTACGAACTAACGGAACTCCTTACGCAATTGAGATGGGATCGATGCCAATGCAGCACTTAGACAGCCCCTCAACCACAAGCGCAACAACATACTCAGTAATGGTAACGCTAGGGAATAGTTACAACTCAAATATGTACATTAATAGACCTAACAATCAGGATAATGGCAGCTACTCTCCCCGTGGGACAAGCACAATAACTTTGACGGAGATACAAGGATAATGGCTTCTAAAATAAAAGTAGACTCTATAGAGACAACTAGTGGTAGTGGAACGATAGCGTTATCTAATCAGTTGTCAGGTATGACACACGCTAGTGTACCCAGTGGTTCAGTGATTCAAGTAACAAATAACACTAGAGTACACTCTGATAACTTAACTACCACTTCTACAACTATGGTTGACTCTGGTTTAGTTACAGGAGCTATTACACCTGCAAGTGCTGGGTCTAAAATAGCCGTAGATATATCAGGATTTATTATGCATGTTAACGCTAGCAACGGAAACTATGGTGTGCAGTTTCAGATGTTTAAAAGTGTAAATGGTGGAACATATGTAAAAGTAAACGCAGGTAATATGGATGGAGGTTGCTATGACGAAACAGGAACGCATGGATGGTCTGAGGAAAATGGTTCTTGCTCAGTATTGGACACCCCCTCATATAATCTTGGGCAAGCCATAAATTACAAACTCTACTTTAGAGAAGACCACGGAAATAGTAATGGTGCCTATATAAACCATAATGGAGGAATACTCCAAGGTGGTGCGATTAGTATAACTTCTAGAATTAGAATGACCGAGATCAAAGGATAATATCACATGACAACTACTATAACGGGTACAACAGGTGTCAATAACATCAAGGCAGCTACAGGTGCTGTGTTGCAGGTTGTTAGTGGGACATTAACAACCACAATTACGAGTACGTCCTCTACGTTAGGAAACACGGGCTTGACGGCAACAATAACTCCATCTAGCACTTCCAGTAAGATTCTTGTTAGCGTTCATCAAAGTGGGTTGGGAAAAGATAGTGCTAATACTCGGATTGGTATTGCAGTCTTGCGAGGCTCAACAAACATCGGTTGGGTTTCAAAGCAGGCTGGATATACTGGCTCTACTGCGACTAATTTTGTAGCGACAGCAAGTGGCGAGTTTCTTGACAGTCCCTCGTCTACAAGTGCTGTTAGTTATAAAACGCAAATAAACTCCTATGCTAATAATGCAAATGTATACTGCAATTTAGGTGGAACTACGTCAACTATAACACTAATGGAGATTGCAGGATGATTAGAGACATTAGCATGACAAAGTTAATAGATGTGTTAGAAGACAGTTATTTAACTGTATAAATATATGAAACATATGGGAAACAATTAAATGCCATTTATAGGAAAACAACCACAAGTTGGTGCATACTCTAAGTTAGACGCTATTACAGCGTCTGCTACTGCAACGTACAACTTGGCTTTGAATAGTGGTGCATACTATCCTTCAAGTGCAAATCATCTAATGGTTTCTCTGAATGGTGTTATTCAGGCTCCACAAGATTCATTCACCATTAGTGGTAGAACAATTATATTTGATTCTGCATTAACAAGTAACGATTCTATTGACTTCATCATGGCACTTGGTGACGTTCTAGATATTGGAACTCCAAGTGATGGAACAGTAGTAACTACAAAGATACAAAATGCTGCCGTGACAACTGCAAAACTCGCGTCTAGTTTAGACTTGAGTGGTAAGACAGTCACTATGCCCACAGGTGCGGTAATTCAGGTGGTTCAAACTACATTTGGGCAACAGTCCACTACTACTACCAGTACTTCATTTGCTGCAACTGGGCATAGCGTGTCCATTACGCCATCGTCAACATCTTCCAAAATCCTTTTATATGTTATAGGAGGAGGGCAGTACCTACCATCGGGCAATACTATGGCTTCACAAACGATATTTAGAAATTCAACAAATATTGGGGACAGTACTACGGGATTGCAGAACGCTTATACAGTAGGTACAACTGGATTCACTATCACGGGCCACTCAATGATGGTTTTAGACTCACCCTCAACAACCTCTGCTATAACGTACCAAACGTACATGAAAACTGCTGGCGGTACATATCAGTACCAAGGAAGTGATAGAGGCGATATAAACTTTATAGCAATGGAGATTGCAGGATAATCAGAGCATTAAGTATAAAAGATAACATAAATTGAGCATTACAATAAACTTAACCAAAGAAGGAAAATAACCATGACAGATAAAGTAGCAGCATTACAAGCATTAACGCCCGGCGCAGAATGGGTTTTGAGAGGAGATGCTTTAGAGTGGCTTGATTCAAGTCAAACAGAACCAACAGCAGTGGCAATTGCAGCTAAGATTGTAGAATTGCAAACAGCATATGACGCTGCAGCATATCAAAGAACAAGGGCAGCAGCTTATGCAGCACTTGGTGATCAATTAGATCAACTGTATCACGATATGACTGCTGGTAAGTTAGACGCAACAGGTACTTGGCATATTGCAGTTAAAGCTGTAAAAGACGCAGCACCTAAACCTTAGTAACTTGCTGCGACAACAATGGCAACATACTAGTAACTTAGGAAGAGAAAATGGCGTTAATTAAAATACCTTCACGGGGAAGAGAATCACTGGTAGATGCAGATTTACCTGCTGGCTCAGTGTTGCAAGTTAATAATGTAGTTATTGATACAGTTTCAACTACATCTAACACAACATTTGTAGCAGCAGGGGGTAGTAATATAGCATTCTCTTCTTTGCGTTCTACTTCATCTAAAGTCCTTGTTAAATATAACATGTATGCCTGTAGTACAAAAGGTTCTAATGTAATAATGAGACTTTATCGCTCTATTGATGGAGCATCATTTGCCCATGTAACAGGGCCAACATCAGCAAGGGGCAGTGGTAACATTAATACTTGGTTGAGCAATGGTTATAACCCTATAAGTACTCACCAAGATTATGATCTGGGTATGTTTTCTGGTGAGTATTTAGATTCCCCCAACACAACATCTTCTGTGACATACAAAATCTATTTTGCATCTAGGGATACTAATGCTTGCTACATAAATAGATCAACTACATGGAGTTCTAATGATAGCGCATCTCCTTTGGTGACTTCTTCAGCAACAATTATGGAGATACAAGGATAATGGCTTCTAAACACTACCTAAACGATCGCACAATAGGATAATAAGATATGGCACTAAGTAAAGTAAATCCCAATTTAGTAAGTAATGGTGGGAGTCGGAGTAACATTATTATTAATGGTGCAATGAACGTGGCTCAGAGGGCTACGTCAGTGACAGGTCTTGGGGCTAATGGAGGCACTTATTCTACTGTTGATCGTTATAGGTTTGATTTTGGTTCAACTGCTGGTCGTTTAACAGCAACTCAAACTGGCATTACAGATTTAGCAGGGTTTGCTAACTGTACAAAACTTGATTGCACAACTGCTGATACAAGTATTGCTGCTGGCGAGTATTTTCAATTCGTCCAAAGGATAGAAGGACAGGATCTACAAAGGTTGGCTTATGGAACTTCCTCAGCAAAAACAACTACTGTTTCTTTTTATGTAAAAGGTACTGCTAAAACATACATGTGCGAACTACATGACGCTGAAAACACTAGACTTGTTCAACAGCAGTTTAATGTTACAACATCTTGGACACGGGTTAGTTTAACATTTGCTGGTAATACAAGCGGTACAATCGCAGATTCTTCTGCATTGGGGTTGTATTTGAATTTCTGGTTACACGCAGGGTCTACTTACACAAGCGGAACTTATAATGCCAACGCATGGAAATCGCAGGTTAATGCTGACAGAGCAGTAGGAATTGGTTCATTTTTCTCAAGTACCTCTAATGAATTATTTATAACAGGCATTCAATTTGAAACAGGCTCAGTAGCCACAGACTTTGAACACCGCAGATATGGTGAAGAATTACTTACTTGCCAACGCTATTATGAAATCATTGCTGATGGTGGTTATGATGTTGACCACATGTTTGGAATAGGACACGGAGTTAAGTCTGACCAAATAAATTGGTTCTATGATTTTAAAGCAGTAAAACGTGCAGCGTTCACATTGATAGTTGCCAGTGTGTCAGGTGGATACCACGCCAAAAATCACAGCGTCTATAAGCATCCCTCAAACACCTCCTTGGGGATGACTGCCACTGTGCAAAGTTTACACAGTATAAGTGCCTATATGACAAGCATTACGGGTGTAACTGAGCAGTCTGCATGGACTATGCAATTAAATGGAGCAGCATGCCACATTGCTGTTAGTGCGGAGCTTTAAATATGAATATAGAAACAGTAAAAATGGAAAGCGATTGCTTTAGAGTTAATGGAACTATGATTGTCCCTCCCTCTACAGACAATGCCGATTACGTTTTTGTACAAGAATGGATTGCAGCAGGTAACACTCCTACTCCTCAGTACACAGACGAAGAGATAGCATTTAATACTCAAGCAGAAACTAACTATGCAAGTCGGGCATATCTTGCAAGTACTGATTGGTACATTAGTCGTAAGGCAGAAACAGCAGAAGCAGTGCCATCAGATGTGACTACAGCTAGAGCAGCTGCTAGAGCAGCAATTGTTGAATAACCACTACACAATCAGACTAAATAGTATTATGAAAAATAAAGGTAGACAACTATGAGTTATATAGGTAACGAACCCTCGTATGGTGTGTTCGACAGACAGGTTCTTGCGGGCAATGGGTCAACTACACAATACAGCTTAGATTTTTTGGTTTCACAACCTACTTCTTTACTTGTCTCTATTGATGGTGTAGTACAAGAACCAGAACATTCTTATACTATAGGACAATCTGGTGGTGTGGGGCATATCAACTTCTCTGAAGCACCAGACAACGCGGCAAGAATATTTCTCATTTACATGGGAAGACAACTTCTTACTGCACAAGCATCGACTGCCATATCACAAACACGTTTAGATGAATTTAACGGAAATGCTTCTACGACTGCATTTGTATTATCAACCACACCAGTATCAAGTGCTGCTGTAAATTTTATGATTTATGTAGACAATGTATATCAAAGAGGTGGGAATGGACTTGCTTTTACAGTATCAGGTTCCACAGTAAACTTTACATCTGCACCAGCATCAGGCACAAAGAACATTCAAGTATATCAATTGAATGGTGTGAACACACTAAATACTGTCGCTGATGGTGCAATAACAACAGCGAAACTTGGCAACGGATCGGTAACTGTAGGCAAGTTGAATTTCAGCCCAGAAGATGACGCAACTGCTCTTGCGATTGCTTTAGGATAACAAGGAAAATAAAATGGCGAACACATTTAAAAATGCAGCATTAGCAAACGTAAACCACAGTGCATATGCTACACTGTATACTGCTCCTTCTGCAACACAGGTGGTAATTCTAGGACTTGCAATTGCGAACAAAGCAACAACATCAGTCACAGTTAAAGTACAATTTACAGACAGTTCTGCTTCTACAACTCACCAGTTGTTGGAAGACGTAACTATCCCTGCAAAGACTACATTAGAAACTTTGGCTGGACAAAAATATATCTTAGAGGCAACAGATATACTCAAAGTACAAGCAGGAACTGCCACATCTTTGGATGTCGTTCTTGGATTGATGGAAAAGACATAGGGGATTGATACATGCCATTTTTAGGTAACACGCCAGCACAGGGGTTTGCAGAATCCATAACTAAGGATAGTTTCACTCCAAATGGTTCTACGACTGCATTCACACTAAGTAAAACTGCAGCCACAAATAGTATATCAGTCTTTGTAGGTAATGTTCGACAAGAACCTACGTCTTCTTATTCTGTTTCGGGAACAACTCTTAATATGACAGAAGCTCCCTCGACAGGGACTAGCTTCTATGTACTGCATTCACAGGGAACTATTGAGAGCACTACTGTTCTTCCAGCTGGAAGTGTGGTTACTAACTCTTTAGCCAGTTCTATAGACTTGAGTGGTAAGACAGTTACTTATGGATTGGTAAATACGGATATGCCCACAGGGGCAGTGTTGCAAGTGGTTCAAGGGGTTAATGCAACTCAACTAGCACTAACCACAACAAGTTACACAGACTCAGGTTTAAGTGCCTCTATTACCCCTTCATCTACATCAAACAAAATATTAGTTATGTGGAATACTCAGGGCGCGTTAACAAATGCTTCAACTAGAGGATGGGGTTCCCGTATATTACGAAACTCTGCTATAGCATTTACAGACACAACAAATTATAGGACTTATGGGGATGGAAATACGGGAGACATAAGACTAACAATATCTCAGTCACATTTAGACTCTCCTTCTACAACTTCTGCTATTACATATAAAGTTCAAGTATCTCCACACAATACTTCTAGTACTACATTTAACCAAGGTAATGTCCAGACGCAAATAACATTAATGGAGATCAAAGGCTAATGGCTATATCAAAAATTAATACATCAAGTCTAACAGACAATTCTGTAACAGCAGGGAAGATTGTTGCTGGTGCGGTTGATGCAGACATTGCAGCAGGTTCAATTGACACGGCACAACTTGCTAATGATGCAGTAACGGCAGACAAACTCGCCAACGCAATCAATACAACTATTGCTGCCAAGGCTACTAACACTGCCGTTGCTCTCAAGGCTCCCATTGCTAGCCCTAGTTTTACTGCAAAAGCTACAATAAGCATTGCATCAGCGAATGGAGATATTCTTGATTTTAGATCAAATGGCTCTGACGTAGGTACGATTGGTACGTTAGGTGGCGCAACTTATTTCGGCAGTGAAGACAGCGGAATAATGTTTAATGGTGTCAATCAAAACCCAACTAGCGGTGGCTCAACGAGAGTTGATAATACCAACGATCTAGGCGCTGCAAGCTATCGGTATAAGAACATTTATCTAGGTGGTGGTGCTTTTATAGGTGGCACTGGTACAGCTAATAAGCTGGATGATTATGAAACTGGTTCGTGGACACCCGTCTATCAAGGTGCTGGCGGTACATCTGGTGGTGCATATGGCACTCGAAGTGGGACATATACAAAAATTGGTCAGCTTGTACACCTACAAGCATATGTACAAGCTACGAACAAAGGAACTTTAGCAGGTTCGTTAAAAATAGGAGGGTTTCCGTTTACTGTTAACCCAACTAACCAATCAGCAGGGGCTATAGGATACCAAATTGGTTATAACTTAGGGTCTAGTCATAATTTAGCATTATGGGCATACTCTGGTGATTTTGCATATTTGTATCAAGCGGGTGGATCAAGTAACTCTGCTGGATTAACAACAGGCGATTGCGATACTGCAATTATTACGGCATTTTCAATCACATATCATACAAACCAATAAGCAATATCTAGCGTGGATGCGCTAGTGGAGAAATAACATGGCACTAACCAAAGTAATTACACAAGACAAGATTGAAATCGTAGGCGAGTTTAAGCACGTTCAAGTTCGCACTTGCACTAAAGTATTAGAGGATGGTGTTGAACTATCTTCTGGCTTCTTCAGACACGTTATAAATGCAGGTGATGACTACTCAGCAGAGAGCGCAGAAGTACAAGCAATCTGTTCAGCAGTTCATACCTCTGCTGTAGTAACAGCTTGGGCAGCAGAACACGCAGAACAAGCAGCAGCAAGTCCAGAATAGGAGAGTGCGTAAATTATTTAATTATGACGTATTAAATAACCGCATACCGCATAAATAAAAACTCTATTTATTGGCAGAACATCTAACTCACATTCATTATAAATAGAACAAGAAGGAGAGTGTGTTAGATGACAATAATTTCAAATATATATATTAACCAAGGTGCTGACTTCAGCAATACGGTCACTGTTTTAGATAGTGCAGGGGCAGCACTTGACCTTACAGGTTATACTGCTTTGGCTCAAATTCGTAAAACTTACGAGTCAACAACTGCTGTTGCATTTGCAACTGCCTTTAATGCATCTCGCACAACAGGTAAAATCACAATCTCACTTACTGATACTCAGACTCAAGCTCTTGAATCTGGAAGGTATGTCTATGATCTTCTCATAACAGCTTCTGGTGGACTCAAGTCAAGGCCTGTCGAGGGTATTGCAGCAGTTAATCCAAGCGTATCTAGGAGTTAGATAGAATATGGCATTACCAACTACAAGGGCTACATTTAAAGAATACTGTCTAAGATCATTAGGTAAACCTGTGATCGAAATAAATGTTGACCCAGATCAAGTAGAAGACAGAATCGACCAAGCATTACAATACTTCTCGCAATATCATTATGATGGTATTGAAAGGGTGTATCTGAAGTATCAGGTTTCTGCCGCAGATATCACTAGGGCAAGGTCAGATAATTCATTATCATCCGTCACAGATGTTGATGGTAGTACTTCAGCAGTCTGGAAAGAACAGAAGAATTACATTCCTGTTCCTTCTTCAATCATGTCTATAGTAAAGGTGTTCCCCTTGAACCAAGGAAGGACTACCATGTTTGATGTTAAGTATCAAATGAGATTGAACGATTTGCATAATTTCAGTTCTACATCAATGATTAACTATGAAATGAGTATGCAACACCTAGATTTTCTAGATCATATACTTACAGGCGACACTGCTATTCGTCACAACCAACATCAAAATAGATTGTACTTGGATATGGATTGGCAGTCAGATGTTGTTGCTGATGACTATATTGTTATTGAGTGTTATCGTAAATTAGACCCAGAAAGCTTTGGTGATGTGTATAATGACATATTCTTAAAGAAGTATGCAGCACAATTAATTAAACTTCAGTGGGGCGCAAACCTTTCTAAGTTTCAAGGTATTCAGATGTTGGGTGGAGTTGCACTAAATGGTGAACAGATATACACTCAAGCACAAGAAGAGATTAATAAACTAGAAGAACAGATACAACTTGCGTATGAGTTGCCACCAATGCATATGATAGGGTAACACAATGCCAACTAATGTTTATTTTGATACAGGAACAAGACCAGAACAACATCTCTATGAAGATTTAATCATAGAGCAGTTGCGTATCTATGGTCAGGATGTTCATTACATTCCTCGAAACTTGGTATCAGAAGATACTTTATTTGGCGAAGACAGTCTTTCTAAATTTGAAGATGCATATCTTATTGAGATGTATGTTGATAATGTAGACGGATATGAAGGTGAAAAAGAACTTATGTCTAAGTTTGGTTTAGACATACAGGACGATGCAACATTCACAGTAGCTAGAAGACGATGGGAACAGTTCGTATCAGTTGATAATAATGTTATTGTTAATCTACGTCCGAATGAAGGAGACTTAATATACTGGCCCAAGGGTAACAAGTTATTTGAGATTACCTTTGTTGACCATGATGATCCATTTTATCAAGTTAACAATCTACCTACATATAAGTTGAAGTGTAAAACATTCGAATATGGTTCTGAACAGATTGACACTGGTATTGCTGCGATAGATTCTATTGAAGCTGATAATAGTTTAGATCAACTTGCACACCAGATGACTCTTGAACAATCAGGAATATTCAATGAGAATGTCAGTCTAGAAGACGGCACTCTATTAATGCAAGAAGATGGTTCCACAGGTGCTGGACTAGGTGATAACATACTTGGCGAAGATGACACACACAGTGGTTCTATACAGATTGAAAATACAGTACAGGGTGCAGCTGCATCATATATAATACAAGAAACTTATAAAGTTGACACTATTGACGAAAACGCTATGAACGATTTCTTCGATACCGCTGAAGACTCAATATTGGACTTCTCCGAATCTAATCCATTCGGAGATGCAGGGAAATAAATTATGATTGGAAATTACTTTTATAACAATTCAACACGAAATGTCGTAGTTGGATTTGGTTCGATTTTTAACGACATCCAACTCGCTAAGAAAGATAATGCCGGCAACATTGCACAAACAATGAAAGTGCCTCTTGCATATGGGCCCAAGGCGAAATGGTTGGCACGATTAAGGGAAGACCCTGCTCTCAATAAAAAGGTTGCAGTAACACTACCTCGTATTGGTTTTGAGATCAGTGGATTAACTTATGATTCCTCAAGGAAACTAAACAAGTCTATTAAAGTTAAGAAGGCTTCTAATGGTACAGATGACAAACAGCTTAAGTCTGGATTCATGCCTGTACCTTACAACGTAGACTTTGAACTTTTCATTATGAGTAAGAACTCAGATGATGCACTACAAATTGTAGAACAGATTTTACCATATTTTCAACCAGAGTATACAGTTACATTAAAGGAATCTGTTGAACTAGACATAATCAGAGATATTCCTGTTGTACTAAACTCTATTGACTATGAAGATGATTACGAGGGTGACTTTGGAACTCGTAGGGCAATTATCTATACACTGAATTTTACTGCAAAGTATTACTTGTATGGGCCTGTCACTTCAGCTGGAATTATTCGTTCTGTTCAAGTCGATCAGTATACGGATGTTCAGATTAATGCACCAAAGAGAGAACAGAGATATTCTGCTACACCAAAACCATCTGACGTTTCTCCTTCTAATTGGGACGCAGATGATGGTGATTTTGGATTTAACGAAACCTCATCTTTCTTCGAAGATGCGAAAACCTATAACCCGACCACTGGTCAGGACGAATAAATAGTCCAAAGAATTTAAGGAACAACCCATGGCAGTAAGAAAAATAATATCAAGAAGTATTGCAGATGATGCTGTATTAGTAGACGATCTTGCTAACTCAATCAATACATCTATTGCAGCTAAGGCAAACTTAGTCACAGCTAGTTCAGCACCCTCAAGTCCTGCTGCTGGAGATCAGTGGTTTGATACTACTTCTGGCGTTACTGCTATGAAGGTTTATACTGGATCTGTTTGGGATTTTATGAGTACAGGGTTTTCTGCAACTGGAGGAACAATCACTACTTCGGGAATTTACACCATTCACACCTTTACTGGCAGTGGCACATTTACACCAAACAAAAGTGGCAGTGTTGATTATCTTGTTATTGGTGGCGGCGCAGGCGGCGGTGGTTCAAGGGGTGCTGGTGGAGGCGCCGGCGGTTTTAGAGAAGGTTCATCTTTTCCTGTCCTTGCAACTGGACTAACTGTGACCATAGGCGCTGGTGGTGCTGGTGGTGCTGCCTCTGGTGCGCGAGGTGTCAATGGCGTTAATAGTGTATTTAGTAGTATTATTGCTACAGGTGGTGGTAATGGTGGTGCTGCTGGTGCTGATACAGGTGGAACAGGTGGTTCTGGTGGCGGTACTGCTAATGGCAACACCACAGGTGTTAGGACAGACAGCCCTGTTCAAGGACAGAATGGCGGTAATTCCTCTTCAACTGGTTTTCGTACAGGTGGTGGAGGTGGTGCTGGTGCTGTAGGTGGCAGTGCTACTGGAAGTGCTGCTGGTGCTGGTGGTGCTGGTTTAGCATCATCAATTACTGGTTCGTCTGTTGTTAGAGCAGGTGGTGGCGGTGGTGGATCTAACAGTAGTTCTCATGCGCCAGGCGCTGGTGGTAATGGTGGTGGTGGAGCAGGTGGTGCGACAGCCGTTGCTGGAACAGCTAATACAGGTGGCGGCGGCGGTGGTGGTCAAAATGTTGGCGGTGCTAAGGCTGGTGCTGCTGGTGGTTCTGGCATAGTAATTATTCGATACTTAACATAGGAAATTGGCATGGCACATTTTGCAAAGATTGATAGTAATAACATAGTCACAGAAATCATTGTTTCAGAGCAAGACTTTATTAACTCGGGCGTAGTCGGTGATTCATTCCTATGGGTTCAAACTTCATACAATGGTTCATTTAGAAAGAACTATGCTTCTGTAGGTGGAACATACGATAAATCAAAAGATGCTTTCATAGCACTAAAACCTTACCCCTCATGGACATTAGTAGAAGACACTTGTCAATGGGCTCCAGCAACGGCTATGCCAATTGATGGTAAGGGATACGAGTGGGATGAATCAACAACATCTTGGGTAGAAGTAGAATGAGATATGTAAATTAAATGTCAACTCAAACTGAAATCTTAGATAATGTACTCGGTGTAACCGATGTTATTGGAACAACTACTAGAGAGGTAACAATACCTCGACCCGTTCTTGTTCCAAAAACAGATGAACAGGACGTTGACAATGATTATAAATATCAGAGAGAAAACTTCTATCAATTGGTAGAAAGAGGACAGGATGCTATTGAAGGTATCTTAGACCTCGCAAAAGAAGGTGAACACCCTCGCGCATACGAAGTCGCTGGTAACTTGATTAAACAAATTGCTGATGTCACTGAGAAACTTGGGGACTTGCAGATAAAAATGAAGAAGACAAAAGAAGTACCTAATCAGGGCCCCAAGAGTGTAACGAATGCATTGTTTGTTGGTTCAACCGCTGAATTACAAAAGATGTTAAAAGGAAAAGATTAATATGCCATTAACGAGAATAACAGTAAAATCGTCAACTATTTTAGACGCCTCTATTGCAACTGCTGATATCGCTAACGATGCAGTGACAGCAGACAAGCTTGCTAACTCAATCAATACAGCAATAGCAGCCAACACAACTACAGCTGGGGCCGCTCTACCGAAAGCTGGCGGTGCTATGACAGGAGCAATAACCACTAACTCAACATTCGATGGAGTGGATATTGCAACAAGAGATGGAACATCAGCACATAAGAACGCAGCACAAACATTTACGGCAGGACAACGTGGTGAAATCACTGCATTGACTGATGCGTCAAGTATTGCTACAAACTTAGCACTATCAAATAACTTCTCAGTAACCTTGGGAGGCAGTAGAACTCTCGCTAACCCCACTAACATTGTGGCTGGACAGAGTGGTTCATTTTTTATTACACAAGACGGCACAGGTTCACGCACATTAGCGTATGGTGGATACTTCAAGTTTGTGGGTGGAACTGCACCTACATTATCAACTGGCGCAGCTTCTGTCGATAGGATAGATTATATTGCCAAGAGTACGACTATAATTCACGCAGTGGCTTCATTGGATGTAAAGTAACATGAGCGTACTTAACGAGAATCAATTACTAGGAGCCAGTGCTGGCGGTGACTATGAGATTGAGCAGAGTCTAAGGTTTAATGGTGTTGATTCCCCCCTTGCTCGCACATTTCCTTCAGCGGGAAATTTAAAAACTTGGACTTGGAGTGCTTGGGTTAAACGAGGAAAGTTAGGTGGACAACAGATGCTATTTGCACCCACTACTAATAGTAATGGCATCTATTTTGAAAGTAGTGGTATTTTGACATTTGAATTTAATAGCCCTAACAATTACAAACAGACAACAGCAGTATTTCGTGACTTATCTGCTTGGTATCATATAGTTGCGGTGTGGAATACTGCCTCTGGAACTGCTGAAGATAGAATTCAAATCTACATTAATGGTGAGAGAGTTACATCATTTTCTGGTTCATCTCTTCCTTCTCAAAATAGAGATAGTATCATCAACTCAGCACAGACCCACAATATAGGCGACAGAGCATCAGACCAAGGTACAGGTTTTGACGGGTACATAGGCGAAGTAAATTTCATTGACGGGCAAGCTTTAACCGCAGATTCATTCGGGACGACAGGAAAATACGGAGAGTGGATTCCCACTAAATTCGCTGGAACGTATGGAACCAATGGCTTCTATTTGCCGTTCAAGCAAGACTATTCGGTAGAAGGTTTTTCTACAGTTGTATATGAGGGTGCTTCTACAGATTTATATGTAGGTGGAACAGGCTTTCAGCCAGATTTTGTGTGGATTAAAAAAAGAAATGCAACTACTGGGCATACTTTAACCGATGCCGTTAGAGGTATATCAAAGTCTTTGTTTTCAGATGGAACAGATGCGGAAGATGGTGGTGGCAACTTAAATTCTTTTGCTCCAGACGGATTTGTTGTTGATGCTGGAAGTTCAAGAGCAGGTAACAATGGCGATTCTTATGTAGCATGGAACTGGGACATGGGCAGCACGACAGCCTCTAATACGTCTGGTAGTATAAACTCTAGCGTAAGAGCTAGTCAAACCTATGGGCAATCTATAGTCAGCTATACGGGAAATGGTACGTCTGGCGCTACAGTAGGTCATGGTTTGGCATCTGCGCCTACAATGGTAATTGCCAAGGTACGAAATAATGGAGACTATAACTGGAACGTGTATCACTCAAGTTTAGGAAATGTACAAAAAGTATTACACCTAGATTTAGATGAGGAAGCGACTGTAGAAGTTAACAAATTTAACGGCACTGCTCCCTCAAGTACTTTACTCACACTCGGAAATCACGGAACAAATGTCAACACCAAAGGACATATAGCGTATTGTTTTCACGATGTCGCAGGCTACAGCAAGTTTTCTACCTATGAAGGAACAGGCGGCACACACGCAATAACGCTTGGTTTTTCTCCAGCTTTTGTGATGATTAAAAATGCTGATGCAGATGCAAACTGGACGATGTGGGATAACACCCGTAATCCTAATAATCCTGTTACGCAAATGTTGAGAGCAAACACAAGCGGTGCAGAGGAAACTAAGACAGATCGAGAGCCGTCATTCACAGCAACAGGATTCACAATCGGTGATAATGATGCCGACACTAATAACTCTGGTAAAACTTACGTTTACATGGCGTTTGCAGACACACGCGAATACGCCTACTGGTTAGATCAATCGGGTAACAACAATGATTGGACTAGCACAGGTAGCCTGACTGAATCAGACATAATGCCTGATACCCCGACTAACAATTTTTGTACTTGGAATCCAATTGACAGTTTTGGTACACCTGTATTATCAGAGGGTAATTTAAAAATTCAGTTAAACACCGCACGATGCAGAGGCACGCAAGCTTCTCAAGCTGATGGTAAAATTTACTTTGAAATATACAACCCCACTTTAGTATCAAATACTAATGTACATCACATGGGTTTAGCATCCATAGGATTAGACATCCACACCGCAAGTAATATGGAAACTGCGGCTGGCGGTGGTGCAGTAGTGTGGACGTATGCTAATGCTAATGGGCGCAGTATTACAGCAAGACAGAATGGTAGCACTATAGCTACTGTGACTCTGCCAAACCAATTTGCGGCTGGCGACATAATTGCTTTTGCTTCTGATTCTTCTACTGGCAAGGTTTGGATGTCGCAAAATAATTCATGGTTAAAGGCTAATGGCTCGTTTGACGGGTCTAACGCGTTATCTTCCTCAAACTATTTATTTCAACTTGCAACGGGACATGAATTAACTCCACTGACTATGCCTTTAGGTTCAACACCATCTACTATTGGGGTGTTAAACTGCGGCCAAGATTCAAGTTTTGCTGGAGCAAAAGCCCCACAAGGAAACCAAGATAGCAACGGCATTGGGGACTTTTTTTATCAGCCCCCTTCTGGCTTCTTAGCGTTATGTACGGCTAACTTACCATTGGCTGATGTGATTCCTAGTGAAAACTTTAATACTGTTCTTTATACAGGAACAGGTTCGCCTGCTACCCACACTTTAGGATTTAGACCTAATTTAGTTTGGGGTAAGAGGCGAAGCGCAGATCAAAATCATTGGTTAATTAATGATGTTGGAAATATAAATAAAAGATTAGCGTCAGATACTGATGAGTCAGAACAACCAGAAGCAAATGGAACGACTTTTAACGCAACGTCTTTTACCACCGCTAACAACGATTTATTTATTAACAACAACAGCACTTACGTTGTCTGGAGCTGGAAAGGTAATGGTACAGGAACGGCAGTATCCAACACCAACGGAGCTATCACTTCCAGTGTGTCTGCAAACCCTAGTGCTGGCTTTAGTATTGTTACCTATTCTGGTGCATCAAATGCTACCTCAGACTCATCTAATAATAGTGGTGCTTATTGGACTATCGGGCATGGTCTGTCAAAAGCACCAGAAGTAGTGTTAGTTAAAACAAGAAGTTCACAGGCTGCTTGGTATATGGGGCATCAAGGTCTTAGTGCAACACCTTGGGCTAGTGGCTCTCATGTTAAGATAAACACTTCTGAAGCAAGTGCAAATGAGTCTAATATTCTTTGGGGTAATGCAGCGCCCACTTCTACAGTGTTTAAAGTCGGTGG